TCCCCAGTTCCTGGATGCGCGTCAACACATCCTCCGGCGCCAGTTCTTTATTCAATCCCTGGGCCGCCGCCGCGTTTTGCTCGATGGCGTAAAGTTCGTCATCATAAGCCGCGGTCTTTTCTGCATTCAGCAGGTCGATACTGTTTTGAAGGCTTTCTATCCTGGCGTCTATTCCGGTCGTATCTCCGCCGCGGACCTTGAGTTGTGCCCTTTCTAAATTAGCATCGTTAAGCAAAGTGGTGAAACGCTGGATGTCTTTGTCATAAAGGCTCATCCCGGTCAGTTTGGGATTGGAAAGCTCCTGGAGTTCACGGTTAGCGTCTGCTATCGCCGTCTCAAAATCTTTCACCTTGCCGGTGGCGGCATCGTAGCTTTTCTGGATGGCTGCCAGCGAGGTTTTTTGGGCATTAAGCTCGGCGTTGGTATTGGCCAGTTGATTTTCCAGTTTGGAGACTTCACTGCCATAGCCGGCGGAAGAATCCTTAACGGCCTCGATCTCCTTCTTCAGGTCTGCTACTTTCTGGGTTTTGGCTTCGATGCTATTACTAAATTCCACAATTTTCCGGTTGGCGTAGCTTAATCCCATTGCATAGAGCTTTTGTGCTGTCGTCAGGTTACCTACCGCTTCCCCGTTTTCATCTACCGCCGCGGTGTTATCACTGAACAGCCAAGTCAATCCCAGGATGGCGCTGCCGAGTATAGCAATCGCCGCTATGGCCACGCCCCAGGGATTGGTCAGCAAGGCGTAAGAAAGCCCCCTGATTGCCGCCGTAGATAATTTGGCGGCCCAGGTTTGAACATGAAGGAGGGTGATAAATCCTTCGATGATTTTGGCAGCCGTGCCGAGCATCATCCCCAGCCCTCCCAGAACCCCTGTCAAAAGTCCAACTGCTCCGGTGGTAATTACCAGGAAGCTGGAAAGTGTGGGGTGCGCTTCAGCCCACTCCGTTAATCCCTGAATTACCGGCGTGATTTTCTCTACCAGCGTTTTCAAGACCGGCAGTAAGAAACTTCCTATCGTCTCGGCAAAATTGCTGGTGACATTCTTTAGCTGGGTCATGGGGTCCGCGGCGGCTTGCGCCGCTCCGGCAACCTTTTTCTGCGCAATCGCCAAAATTTCAGATGCGGAAGCATTATCTTTTACAATGCCGAGCGCTTTCTTGAGCGTGGTCGTATTTCCGGCAGCAGCTTTTCCTACCATCTCGGACGCGCTGACCAGGTCCATATCTTTAGCCGCCGCCACATTGGTGGCCAGTTCCAACAGTGCTAATGAACCTTCATACTGTCCCGTTATAGTAATCAGTTCCGTCAAAGCGTCCCGCTGCGCGCCGTCCTCGTAATTTGTCTTGGCCTGCGTGGCCGCTATGTTCTTTTCAATCTCTTTAGACAGGCTGCCGTAATCCGCCCCGGCGTTCTTCAGCGCCGCTCCCAGGCGGTTGACGCCTACCTGCTCATCCATGGCCGCCTTGGTGGCCAGCCCCATTGCCGCCGTTATCGCCGCCCCGGCTATCGCCAGTTCTTTGCTCCACGTCCGTACTGTCTTTTGGAAGCTGTTGGCCCCTTTGATGAAATCTTTATCATCCATCCCCAGCGTGACAAACAGTTTAGCGAGTTCTTTATTAGCCATCTTTAATTACCTCGCGTCCCCCTATGGAAGCGTTGAGCCGCCTGTAATACTCCAGCCGTTCTTCCGGCGCCATCGGCTTTGCTGTTTTCTTTTTTTTGCCCCAGCCGTACTGCGGGAAGATATCGCCCGGGGTATACCAAATGTTTTTCGTCTGCTCCGTGCGCGGCAGCAGGTTTAAAATATCGCTGGCGATGATGCCCGTCCGGAAGTCGTTTTTTTCTTCCGCCTCCAGGTAACGCTTTTGCAGCTCCACGTATTCCGCCAGCGTCAGCGACCATACTTCATGTTCCGTCAGCCCTAAAAAATAACGCCCGATGCTCCAAAGGCGTAGCCAGTCCGTGGGCTTGGGTTCCGCTCGTGGTGAGCTTGTCGAACCATCTTCCGCTGTCTTATCCTCACTAGCCTCTTGTTGTGAGTCAACGTTTTTGGGTTCCGCCTCCGGCAGCGCCACTTTAAGCGCTATGCTCACCGCCCCCACGATCGCTACGGCGTTACTTTTCTTTACCCACCGCCCCGCTTTTTTAAGCGCCAGCTTTTCGTCCTCGTGCATCAGCCCGCAAAAAACCAAGGCGCGGAATTGTTCCGCCTCCAGTTCTTCTATCTGCAAGCCGGACATAATAATGTCCACCGCCGCCAGCTCCTGGAATTTTTTTAGCGCTCCCAGGGTGTACTTAAGCCGGCGTGTTTTGCCACCTATTTTTACCGGTACGGAAGGGTTAAGAACTGCGGTCATGCGCTGCCTCTTTTATCCCGAGCGTTTTATCCCGAACCATGTTGAGGGAAGTCGAGGGATTCTAAAATAAAAGGGGGAGAAGATTTCTCTCCTCCCCCCAGCACTTGTGGTGAGTTTACCAAACCATCGTTTTTCCGCTCATAGTGAGCTTGTCGAACTATTATGGCCTGGCGATGTTGAAGGTGTAGTACAAGGCCGTCTTGCCGGATTCCTGAACCTTCATGGTGATCACCGTCAGACTGTCTGCGGCCCCGATGGTGATAGCCGTAGATTGCTGGGTGGTGACTACCGTCTGGCTCTGTGTCCCGCAGGTGATGGTGATGGTATGGCTGGCCGCCGTGGGCGTGAATTTTACCCAGGTGCTCGCGGTATTGACCAGACAGTTGTAAGACATTACCGCCGCCCCAAAGTTGGGCACGAAGTCCAGCGCGCCGCCGGCTTCCTGCTCGATGCCCGTCAAAGCGCTCAAGCCGCCGGAGGCCGTGGCCGCGTAAACCGGCGTACCGGTGACCGTTAACGTTACGGTAAAGCTCTGTGCGGTATCCCCGTCCGGCGATGCCCCGCCACGTTTGCTTACCCAGGCGTTAAACGTCCAGGTAAAACCCGCCGTAGTATCCTCGATGATTACTTCCCGCGTGGTCCCGGAAAGGAAGTCTGCGATGATAGCCGCCTGCACGGCATTCCCCGGCAGAAAATTCCCTGACACCTGTAAATCAGAGACGCTCTTTTTTCCGGGCTTGGATTCTTCCCAGGTCAGGTCACGGTTGGTAAAGTCTACCTTAGCGGCGTTAACTTCCGGATGGGGGATGTCTCCCTTCAATTCCGCTATCGCCGTCCCGTTCCACTTCATAATTGTGGTTGAACCTAAATTCCCTGAACTAACCATTCTTTGCCTCCTGACTATTCGTCAAAATTTCTATTCTTTTGTCGAGACGTTCATTCGTCCCGTTGATCGCAACTAATACATCCGGCGTAGCATCCTCGTAAACGTAACCCACCCCATCACAAAGAGTGCACTCCGCCTTGCCTTCCCCTACCGTTTCGCGGCTGGTGCGGACTTCAACCGTCATCTCGCCGGTTTTCTGGCACTTGGGGCATGGTACGTAAGACATCCCTACTCCTTGTAGTTAAAGTAAAAATCCGGTGATACTGAATACCAGGCGGGGGGAACCTCTCCGCCGTGGTCGTCACTTTTATCGTTGTAGCGGCATTCCACACGGGGGAGGGCTCCCATCGCGCCCTTATACCCATCCAGCGCCGCCTTGATCACCTTGTAGATGCTGTGGGCCTGGGTGTAACTAACGGCGTAACAGCCGATCTCCTCGTGGGGCCGCGCCACCCCGTCCGGGCAATCCCGGTTATGGCTCCCCACGTTAGAGATTTCCTTGATCACGATGTACGGTTTGGCGGCGGACTGGTTTGGTACCGCCTCGATGTAGACGCGGTCGAGCGGTACCCCCGTGGTCGCAACCAGTGCCCCGATAAATGCTTTAAGCTCTCCGAAGAATTCCACTAGATTGCCCCCTCGATGGTTTTCTTTAAACCGTCCTCGATGTCCTTTTGTACTACCGGCTTGATCTCATCAACGGCTTTCCAGAAGAACGGATGAGGGGGCGCCGGTTGAGGCCCGCCGTGGCCCTGTTCTACCAGGTGCCCATGAGGCGCTTTATCTTTACCCTGCCTGATGCCGGCGTAGGCGTGTGCCGGAGATGAGGTAGTTTCTGGATAAACCTTTGAATATACCGCCCGGATCAGGCGACCGCTTGGGCCCTTGGGAGCTTTACCTTTTATATAGGTTTTCACTTTTCCCGAAGCGTCTGTAAGTAACACAACTTTTTTAGAGGAGACGGCTTTAATGAGTTTGTTGGCGTTGCGTTCCAGTTGGTTGACACCGTTTAAAACCTTCTTGATTTCAACCATCTTGTTTCTCCAAACCCCTCGGCTCTTCGCTCGGGGTAAATAAAAAAACCGC